AGGGAGAGCACCAGAGATTGCTTCTGCTGCTGCCTTAGCTACCTTTTCTTTTACGTTTTCGGTGATTGCTTCTCTATTGAGATAAACAGCTGCTCCACCGCCGATGATGCCTGCCGTTCCAACGAACGAGAGGACTGCGAGTACGTTAATAATTTTTTGCATTGTCTTACATTTTGTAGGTTTCGTCTATGGAAAGTTTGATGGGAGCTTGCTCAACTCTAATGGTTTGAACAGGACCACCACTGGACTTAGCAGCAGCAATCAGTGCTTCCATATCTGCTTTAGTGATACCAGCATTAGATGCTCCACCACCAGCAACTTGTGCACCTTTCTTCGCCGTCTGAACCCCGAACGTAGCTAAAACCCCAGTGAACACGCTGGCTATAAATGTCGGATCGAGATCCTGTTTGGGAATTTGTAATGCGGGTGGCAAATCTACATATGCCAAAGTAAGAATACCACCAGACCAAACTAGGATACCCAGTCTAACAAACGTAGAAAGTATGGCGAGTTGTTCTTCTTTATCCTCAGAGGCTTCCTTAAGTTTACTAAAGATGCCTTTCTTTTTTTCTTCTTTAACTTGTTCCTGTGTCATCAGTTTCCTCCGAAGCTTGTCTTAACATCTTTGCGAGTTCGGCAGTACTGCCGACAAACATAGTGTTGTTGACGGTAGAAGGACCTTTAGCATCCTTACCTTCTTTAACTTCTTTGGTATCTTTCTGCAGTTTCATCAACTTGTCAGTTGTGTCTGCAACGTTCTTGATCATCAATGCAGCAACTTCATATGCTCTGGGGTGATCAGATGATGCAGCCACGTCAAGAATACCATTGAGTGCTTCCTGACCCTTTTCTATTAAATTGTATAGTTGACCACGAGTATACTCATAGTCTTTTGTAACGTCACCTTCACGAGCCTTTCTTTCTGAATCAACTACGACTTCTGGTTCCACCACAGCATCCTCCTCTTCAGGGAGATTAAAAATTTCTTTCATATTGTCGTCTAGTTTACTCATAAGAATTCAAAGCCTTCGTTAAAGCCAAAGTTATCGTCAGGTTGCACCAGTGCATCGTCTGCAGCGGTGATCTGACCATCTCCGTCGTAATCCTGCTTTGCCTTTGGAGTATATGTAAGTCTGATGTCTTTTCTCTTTGTGCTGTCTCCTTTCATATTGCCAATCTCGGCAATAGACTTTTTGATAACACTGATGTTAGTCATCGGACCATAGATATATGTCTTGACAGTAAACTGTAGACGATACTCCAGGTAGCGGCGTGTTTTGAAGTCACCGTCATACTGATCGGTGTAATCAACACTGTTCAACACTACAGGAACATCTTTCACTTCATCCATATCAGGTACCATTTTGATAGGGATGTTAAAAGATGGTTGGAAATAAGGTAGGATCTGCTCAAGGATTCCAAGACCATCATCCTGAGACTTAGCCAGAATGCCTAATTCAAAACCGATGTTATATGGCACAGGCATATACTGCTTGCGCACACCACCAGTGGCATCGTCAGTATTCTTATAAACTTGAATAGGACTAGTCTTTCGTGTTGAGTCGTAAGAATACGACGTCATCTCGAAGTACATCCTAGGCAGAGTCATTTGAGTCTGCTTATCAATGTTAGGGAGATCTTCTAGACGTGCTAAAAATTTATCCCTTGGACCATAGGCTAGGGGGACTTTCTCGCGAATGACCTCATTGCCCGCTTCGTCGTGATCGCGCAATTCGATGTTATTAAAAATAGTACCGAATGCGATGACGGTACGACGAATGGTTCCGTTATAAAAATACTGTAACATTAGAAGCTATCCTGCTTGTTTCCGATTTCGCCAAACGGGTTGCGTTCAGAGAAGTCAATGACATCATCTGCTTTGAACTCGATAATGGCGTTATCGTCATACTGCACACTTTCAACAGTGATAGTAGTAAACGATTGAATGGTACCAGTGCCGTTAGGACCAGTGATAGTTTCATTCTCTTGGAATGCGCCCTTAGGATAAACAACAGTGAGTTTACCAGTAGCACTATCGAAGTCAACAACAGTACCAGAAGCACCACCAGAAGACGTGAAGTCTTCACCCTCAGCGAAGGTACCAGTCACATTGATAAGTGTGATCGGGAAGGTGTAAGCCTCTCTTTCTAACTGATCAACAGCAGCATCACCAGTATCAAAGAGAGTGTTGCCACGCTCCATAATCTCAGCAGTGATGGTGTAGAAATACACTTTCCCCAGTTGGAAGAAAGGCATTTCTCTCTCAACAAATTTGATCTCATAGTTATCCCCTGTTAAGGGATAGTGAATGATATCACCTTCGTTGGGACGATCAGGTAGTTGTGGATTAGCCGCGTCTACTTCATTCCATCTATTGACAGAGACGATAAACGTTGCTTCATCCGTGATGCGGAGACCGAACTTGGAAACGAGTTCGGCACCCATTCCACCAAAGCCTTCTACATTTTGCAGAAGCATCTCCACTACATATATATCCTCAAAACGCGAAAGAACGACATCATTCAAGACATCATCCTGAATCATCACGCGGGGAATATACTTGACATCACTGCCAAATAGTTTGATCTGCTCATCTACAAGATCCTGAACAAGACCTTGCTCTCCAGTTGTACCACCGTGAAAGGTGGGAAAATAAGGACTAGTAGGCATTACCCAATAAGATCAAGGGGCGGAAGGGCGTAAGTAGAAAGAATCTGAGATTCAATCTTCTCCAGATCACTCATCGCCTCAGTGTAAATTTTCTCACCATTAAGGGTGATGCCACCAGGCAACTGAACATTATTATATTTCGTCAGGTTTTGACCCCACTGCTTTTTAATCAAAGCAGTAAGGTACTTCTTCATAAATGGATCGTTGTAGATTTGAGTGTAGGTTGTGGGATCTAAAGCCCGCTCACACTCAATGATCAAGAACTCGCCTTCCTTAATATCTTCTGCTGCAGTATCAATATAAAGACGATCTTGTCTTTGGTTAAATCTGAACTGGATAAATGTGCCGTTATTCAGCACGTGATCAAGAGTCTCCAGATAACTCTTGGTCATATAGTAATTGAGAATATCAATTGCCCCAAAGTGATAGAGGTCATTAAGAAAAATTTGATACTCAATCCCAAAAAGATTACCTCTAATACCACTAGACTTAATACCAAAAATGCGACTAATGCCATAAACGTGCTCTGGGATAGGGATATAGTTATCCCTCTCAACCCAGTCGGTAGATCCCACCGTGGTCGTTTGGTTTGATGATTTGAATCTAGTGACATCGGCTGCAGTCATTTCGTGTTTCAACAGCATACGCTCACTGCCGTTGTATGTCCACTCAGCGAACTTCTGCAGAGCGTCATCGGTCAGATCATCGATCTGCTCTTGAGCAACGTTAATCTGCAGGACAGGTTCGCCAAGCTGTCTCTTGCAATACTCTTGTAATTCAGTTCTCGTACTCGGTGACGCCATCACACAAAAATACCCTTCATATCTATTTAGCGGGGCACAAAGTGCTGCTTCAATAGAGAGAAGGGTAAGTAGAAAGCCCAGACGTGAGTGTGACCTATATTGGTCAGTTGGGCACAACGGTGACTACCATCTAGGGCACGATACTTATCATTGTATGGATTGCTCATATCCGTAACAATGATGGGAAAGGAAAGATCTAAAGCCTTATACCTTTCACCTTTACAGCAAGGGCATTGATTGAAGGCAAGCATTGGAAAACAATGTTTTCCTCTCCAGGCTATATCTTCAAGTGGTAGTTTGACAAGATACTTGTCGTCTTGAATAAGGGGGAGGATTGTAGAACAAGGTAGTACTAAATCCTCTTCAAACTCTGTCCATCCCCAGTTACCAAGATGTTTTTGAATAAAAGGATCAGAGAAATATAATCTTCCTCCAATCCTTCCTGTGGTCCAAGGTTCTTCGTTAAGAAACTTAGGCAGGTTCGGTTTCGGTAAGCAGTTCACGTTCAGGAGCTTCCTCTTCGGTAGGTGCGTTCTGGTCTTGAAGAATGTTCAGACCTTCAACGGCACCTTGGAGTTTCAGGTAACGCTCTTTAGCAGTTGCCAGTTTTTGCTCAAGTTCAGCAATTTCTTTCATCAGGTCTTTAGCCTGAGTAGAGAAATTAAGAATGAGTTCTTCAGTAGTCATTGCGGGGTTCTTTATTACGTAAAAAAGAGGGGACCGAAGTCCCCCCTAGTATAGAGTATTTAGTTGTC